GTCTCAACCAGTACCGCCAGCGGCAGCCTCACCGCGCAGATCGTCCTCTCCGGCAGCGCCATCGCACAGGCAGTATCGAGCGCGCTGCTGGCCACCGGCATCACTATGACTGCCGCCGCTGTAGCGCAAGCCGCTTCCGATGGAGCGCTGATAACCGCCATTCAGATGCTCGGCGCGGCCAGTGCGCAGGCAGGCGCTGCCGCCGCGCTCACCACATCCAGCGGCGGCCTTGAAGGCAATGCGCAGGCCAGCGCCAGCGCCAGCGCGGCCTTGTCGACGCAAATCAAACTATCCGGTGCGGCCATCGCGCAAGCCGCCGCCAATGGCGCGCTATTCTCCGGCAGCATCGACCTCTCCGGCGCAGCGGTAGCCACCGCCTACGCCATCGGCACGCTGACCGTAACCATCAGCCTCACCGCGCAGGCGCTATCCAGCGCTATTTCATCAGGCAGTCTCACCACGCAAATCCTGCTCGACGCCGATGCCGCTGCGTTGGCGCAGGCTGGCGCGCAATTGTCTGGCGGCAGCGCACTGCTTAATCATGGCACCGACATGCTGCGCTTCGTCAGGTCAACGGCGTCAAGACTCAAGCATCGCGGCTATATTCCCGGTCGCCGCCACTCGATAGAGACGCGCCGCTGACGCGACATTCTTCCGGTAGTCATGTCGCCGCCCTGCCGCGAAACTGCGGTGCATGGATTTCGCTGCCGACATCGCCCTCTTTTATTCTGACTTCGGCCAGACGGCCACACTGACGCCGGCCGCTGGTGGCGCGCCGGTCACCGGCCTGGCCATTCTCGACATGCCGGGCGCCGTGATCCTCGGCGGCGAGCAGATCGTCACCGACTACAGCCTGCAATACCCGCTGGCGACATTTCCCAACATCAAGCGCGGCGACGCAATCATGGTCGCCGGCGTGGCCTACACCGCGCGCGAAGCCGCGCAGCTCATCGGGGCCGACGGACTCGAAGCCGTCGTGCCGCTGGCCAAAGCATGAGCGCCTCCGTCATCGAACAGATCCTCGCCCGCGTCGCAGCCTGCCTGGCCGCCGCCGGGCTCTCCGTGTTTCGTGGCCGCGTCGATGCCTTTAATGATGACGAGCTGCCCGCCGTCAATCTGCGCCGCGCCGACAGCAACATCGACGCCATCGGCACCCATGGCGAACGCATCAGCGTCGGCTTCGACATTGAGCACTACGTCACCACCGCTGGCGCGTGGGAATCCGCCGCCGATGCGCTGCACATGCAGGTGCATGCCACGCTGCTGGCCGATGCACCGCTCGCCGCGCTGGGGCGTGGCCTGCGCTGCACCGCTACCGACACCCAAGGCGAAAGCACCGACCGTGTGATCGGCCGGCTTACCGCCCGCTACCAGATGCAGGTTTTTGTCCGACCGGGGGACTTCACCCGGGCCATTTCGTAACCGTTAGGAGTCCACCATGATCAACTTTGGCGCAGGAAAACTCATTGCCGTCCCGACCAACCTGGCCGATGGCACCGCCATCGCCAACCCCACGCCGGTCGTGCTCGGCACCATGCAGGACATCAGCCTCGACCTCTCGGTCGAGATCAAGACGCTCTACGGTTCCAAGCGCTACCCGATCGCGGTCGGGCAGGGCAAGGGCAAGACCGAAATCAAGGCGAAGTATGCCGAGATTGACGGCGGCATCCTCGGCTCGCTGTTCTTCGGCAAAGCCGCCACCGCCGGCATCAAGGCCGCCGTGTTCGATTCGTCCGGCACCATCCCCGGTACACCCTATCAACTCACCATGACGCCGCCGAACAGCGGCACCTACGTCGCCGACCTGGGCGTGATGTTCGACGCCACAGGCGTGCAGCTTACCCGCGTCGCCAGCGCCCCGGCCGCCGGCCAGTATTCGGTCAACGTGGGCACCGGCGCCTACACCTTCGCCGCGGCCGATACCGCCAAGGTCGTCAAGATCAGCTATGAATACAGCGCCGCCGCCGGCGGGCAGGTCTGGTCGCTGACCAATGAGACCATGGGTTACACCCCGAGCTTTACGTTGCTGCTGCAAAACGGTTACGACGGCAAAAACCTCGTCTGCAAACTCAATCGCTGCGTCTCCGGCAAATTGTCGCTGCCGCTCAAGTCCGACGACTTCGCCATCTACGACTTCGAGGCCGAAGCCTTCGCCGATGCTGGCGGTTCCCTCGGCTATCTCTGCCTGTTCTGATGGCTGCGCTGGTGATTGGCCCGCTGCCTGGCGCTGGCTACGGCGTGCGCCTTGCGGCACGCCTGCGCGGCCTGCTGTCGCGTCGGCTGCTGCTGCGCCTGGCGGGCATCGACACCGTCATGCTCGAAGGCCGCGTGTACGCCGTGCGCGCCGTGCCGCTCGGCGTGGCGCGGTGCCTGATCCCGGCGCTGATCCGCAGCTCGCGGCGCTTCGCCGCTTGGCAGATCGACGAGGCGCTCTACGACGACCTGGTGCAAGTGCTGGCGCTTGGCCTCGGCGCCACGCCGGCCGCCATCGAGCGGCTCGCCGTGCCGCTGTGGGAACTTGGCCCGGTGGTCGAAGCCATCGCCCGCGTCAATGGCCTGCCGCAAATGGAGGCGGGCGGGGCCGACCTGGGAAAGCTGCTGGCGCTGATGACGAAATCGACTGGGACGAACTCTACGCCATCCTCGTCAGCGCCACCGGATGGACCTGGCAGCACATCGACTTCAACGTAACCTTTCCCCAAGCCCATGCGCTCACTCGACACTGGCAAGCGGTTCCCCCGGCAACGGTGCAGCTCAAGCGCATCGCCCTGGCGCTCGGCATCCCCGAGCCGCGCGTGCAGACGTCTACGCGCACCCCGCAAGACGCCCTGCGCGAAGCTGCCGCCGCCGGCCTGCCAGTCAGCGAAGGCCGCCCCGATGATCCGCTGCTCGATTTTCTGGACCTCTGATCGTGGCTGACGACAACCGCGCCAGCATCGTCCTCGACGGCGACGTCGGCCCGCTGCGGCGCAAACTGCGCGAAGCCGGCGATCATCTCAAGCAGTTCGGCAAGGAAGGCGAGGGCGCCGTCAGCGGCATGACCGGCCCGCTCGAAAACCTGCAGAGCAAATTCGTCGCTATCGGTGCCATCCTCGCCGGCGGCGCGGTCTTCAAGGAAGCCGTCGCGCAGGCCGCGCTGATGACCGAAGAAAGCATGAAGCTCGGCCGCGCGCTCGACCTGACCGCCGCCGAAGCCAGCGTGCTGCGCGAAGCGCTCGAAGCCGGCAATACCTCGCAGGACGAATTCATGCGCGCCGCGCAGGGCCTGGGCAACAAGCTGCGCGAAAATGAAGACGACCTGCAAGCGCTCGGCCTGGTCACACGCAACGCCGCCGGCGAACTGCGCCCGCTCAACGAACTGACACTCGACGCCATCGGCCTGCTCGGCGACTTCCGGTCGAGCACCGACCGCGCCGTCGCCGCGCAAACCATCTTCGGCCGCGGCTTCGAACTCACCAGCAACCTCGCCCGCATGAATAAAGAGGCCGTCGCCTCCGTCGAGGAACAGATGCGTTCCCTCGGCATCGTCGTCAGCGAAGAAAGCGTCAAAGCCTGGGAGGCCTTCGACGACGCCGGCGACCGCGCCACGCTCACCATGAAAGGCTTCAAGACCATCATCGGCAATGCGCTGATGCCGGTACTCACCAAGCTCGGCGAGTGGTTCTCCGACATCGGGCCGGCCGCGGTAGTCGTGATTCGCGGCGCCATTGGCGGGCTGATCTCGCTGTTCTGGGGCCTCAAGACCAGCGCCACCATCGCCTTCCAGCTCATCAACGCCGCCGTGGTGCAGCTGACCGAACCGATCCGCGCCGTCTCGGTGGCGTTCTGGAAGCTCATCACCGGCGATTTTCAGGGCGCGAAAGCCGAAATCGCCAACATCCCCAAGGTGTGGTCGCAGACCTGGAACACCGCATTCGACACCATCGTCGATTCCGCCGCCGAAGCCCGCGAAAAAATATTCAACCTGTTCGTCAATGGGCCGGATGCCGGCAAGGAAAAGACCGGCGCACGCAGCGCCAGCGGCGTGATGGGCAAGGACGGCAAAGCAAAAGCCGCTAAGGAGGCCGTCGACCCCAGCTTCATGCAGTATTACGAAGCCGAGCTCGCCCTGCGCAAAAACGCCTTCGAGCAGGAAAACACCCTGCGCCAGTTCAGCAAGGAACAGGAACTGGCCTACTGGCGCGAGATTCAGCAGAACCTCGAACTCACCAGCAAAGACCGCGTCAACATCGCCAAGCGCACCGCAGCGCTCGAACTCGACATCCGCCGCCAGTCCGCAAAGGAACAGCGCGACCTCGACGGCACGCTGATCGACAGCCGCCGCGCCGCCGCGCTGGCACAGATCAAACTCGAAGAACAGCACGCCAACTTCTCCCGCGAAAACGGCGACATCAGCAAACGCCAGTTGCTCGAAATCGAAGAAAACTTCGCCCGCCGCCGCTTCGAAATCGAATACCAGGCGCTGCTCGAACGGCTCGAACTCGCCAAGACTGACCCCAACGCCTCGCCGGCCATGTTGATGCAGATCAAGGAACAGATGCTGGAGATCGAGCGCAACTATCAACTGCGGCGCGGCGAGATCATGCAGGGCAAGCAGCAAGAAGAAGGCGGCCTTGGCGGCTTCTTCGATGGCGTTGGCGATTCATTCGGGCAGATGGCTAACTCGCTGCTGACCTCGGCCACCACGTTGCGGCAGGCGCTCGGCAGCATCTTCCAGGGCATCTATCAGAGCTTTGTGCAGAACCTCATCACCAAGCCGCTCGGTGAGTGGATCGCCAGCCAGGCGCGCATGCTGGCCGTGAAACTTGGCTTCGTCGCGCAAGAAAAAGCCATCGAGACCGCCGCCGCTGCATCGACCGTCGCCATCAAGGGCGCGGAGACCACGGCAGTCGTCGCCGCCAACGCCGCCGAAGCCGGCTCGGGCGCCGCCGCATCGCAAGCCTCGATCCCCATTGTCGGCCCGATGCTGGCCCTCGCAGCCATGGCTGCCGTGTTCGCCGCCGTCATGGCGCTCGGCAGCAAGAAATCCGCCGCGCGCGGCTACGACATCCCCAAGGGCATCAATCCAATGACCCAGTTGCACGAAGAAGAAATGGTGCTCCCCTCCCACCTGGCGAATGTCGTGCGCGGCATGGCTGGCGAAGGTGGCGCCGTCTCGCCAGCGCCGACTTCTGTGCAGAACATCACTATCTCTGCGGTGGACGCGCGTTCATTCCGCGATTACCTCAAGAGCAACAGCCACGCGCTAGCCCCCGGCCTGCGCCAGTTGGCGCGCAATTTCACGCCGGTGAAGGGGCGCTAGATGTCCGATGCAATCTTCCCCTCACTGCCCGGCGTAGCCTGGCCAAAGCCCAAGGCGCCGATCTGGAAAACCAATATCCAGCAAGCAGTCTCCGGCCGCGAACTGCGCGCGGCCTTCCGCCAATACCCGACCTACAAATTCACCCTCACGCATGACTTCCTGCGCGGCGGGGCCGAGCAGGAATTCCAGACGCTGATCGGCTTCTTCAACGCCCGCAAGGGGTCGTGGGATAGTTTTCTGTATGCCGACCCCGCCGACAATGCCGTGACGGCGCAAAGCTTCGGCACCGGCAACGGCGCCACCACGCAATTCCAGCTGGTGCGCACCTTCGGCGGCGACATCGAGCCGGTGATGAACCTCAACGGCAACCCGGCGATCTACAAGGCCGACGTGCTGCAGACGGCCGGCACGCATTACACCGTCAGCAACGGTATGGTGACTTTCGCCACCGCCCCGGCCAATGGTGCCGCGCTCACCTGGACGGGCAACTACTACTACCGCTGCCGCTTCGAGCGCGACAGCGAAGACTTCGAAGGCTTCCTGCAGGACTTGTGGAGCCTCAAGAAGATCTCGTTCTTCGGCAGCCTGGGGCGCAAGCTGTGAAAACCGCACCGCAGGCCCTCATCGATCTGCTCAACAGCGGCCAGCAGTTCATGATGGCCGACCTCTACACCTTCACGCTGGTGAGCGGCACCTTCCTGCGCTACACCAGCTGGGACGTCGACCAGCTCTATTACGGCCAGACCTACTCGGCCGACGGCCCGCTGATCGAGCGCAGCCGCGTGCGCACCGTGATCGGCGTTGAGGTCGATACGCTCGACCTGACGATCTACCCAGGCCCGGCGCACATGGCCGGCAGCCAGGCATGGCTGGCCGCTGCCGCTTCGGGCGCGCTTGATGGGGCCCTGGTGCGGCTCGACCGCGTCTTCATGGATGCCGCCGGCGCGATTGTTGGCGGCTATATCAATTTCTCGGGCCGCTGGTCCGACTTCTCGATGTCGCGTACCGAGATCAAGGCCGCCGTGCGCTCCGACCTCGAACTGCTCAACGTCAAGATCCCGCGCAACCTCTACCAGGGCGGCTGCCTGCACACGCTTTACGATGCCGACTGCGGCATCAACCGCGCCACCAAGGCCATCGGCGCCACCGTATCGAGCGCCACGCGCACCACGCTGGCCTGCGCTCTGGCACAGGCGACAGGTTACTTCGACCTCGGCTATGTGCGCTTCGATAGTGGTGCGCTGGCGGGCACCAAGCGTTCGGTCAAGTCCTACACCCCGGGCAACTTCGCGCTGCTCAATCCGCTGCCCCAGGTGCCGACCGCCGGCGACGCCTTTACCGCCTATCCCGGCTGCGACAAAACGCAGGCCACCTGCACCACCAAGTTCGTGAACCTGACGAACTTCCGGGGTTTTCCCCACATCCCCCAGCCCGAGACAGCCCGATGACCCCGGAACAACGCGCCGCCGTCGTTGCCGAAGCGCAGACCTGGCAGGGCACACCTTTCCATCACCTGGCACGCGTCAATGGCGCTGGCGTCGATTGTGCGCAGCTGCTGATCGGCGTCTATCACGCTTGCGGCTTGATCCCCGATATCGACACCGGCTATTACCCGCCCGACTGGCACTTCCATCGCAATGAAGAGCGCTATCTTGAAATGCTGCAGCAGTTTTGCGACCGCACCGAAGACCCGCAGCCGGGCGACATCGCCATGTTTCGCTTTGCGAATTGCGCCAGCCACGGCGCGATTGTGGTCGACTGGCCGGTGGTGATTCATGCCTACATCCGCCGCAAGGTGAGCCGGGCCGATGCCGCCAACGATGTCGAGCTGATCGGCCGTGTCGACAGTTTCTGGACACTCAAGGAGCCCACGTCATGAGCGGCATGTTCGGCGGCGGCGACACCACGATCAGCACGGTCGACCCGGTTGCCGCCGGCCTGCGCATCCAGACCTCGGCATACGGGCTCACGCTGCCGCTGGTGTATGGCCGCACACGCATTCCCGGCAACATGATCTGGTACGGCGACTTCACGGCGATCGCGCATGTCGAGACCACCAGCAGCGGCGGCGGCGGCAAGGGCGGCGGCGGCGAGGTCACCAGCACCCACACGACCTACACCTATACGGCCGCCTTTGCGCTTGGCCTCGGCGAGGGACCGTTCACCGCCATCCACGCCTTCTGGCGCGACAAGGATTTCGTCGCCGATGCCAGCAGCGTCTTCACCATCAAGCTCGGCACCTATCCGCAATCGGTGTGGAGCCACCTGAGCAGCAACCACCCGGCCGAAGCGGTGCCTTACCAGGGCGTGGCCTACGTGTGCGCCAGCGCCTACGACTTGGGCAGCAGCGATTACCTGCAGAACCACAGCTTCGAAGTGACCGGCCGCCTGCCCTACCAGGCGGGCTTCATTGACGACGCCAACCCGAAGGACATCCTCGCCGACCTGCTGGCCAATGCGAACTATGGCGTCGGCTTCCCGGCCGGCAAGCTGGGCGACTGGACGCAGTTCTCGGCTTACTGCGTGGCGAATGGCCTGTTCTTTTCGCCGGCCTACAGCGATCAGCAACAGGCCAGCGAGGCCGTCACCAAGCTGACCGCGCTGGCGAACACCGCGCCTTATTTCAGCGAGGGGCTGCTCAAATGCACGCCGCTCGGCGATGTGCAAATCACCGGCAACGCGGTCACATTCACGCCGAACGTCACGCCGTTGTACGACCTGACCGACGACGACTATCTCGACCAGGACGAACCTGTGCGCGTGATCCGCAACGCCAGCGCCGACGCCTACAACCAGGTGCAGGTCGAGTACGTCAATCGGCAGAACCAGTACAACGCCGAAATCGCCGAAGCGAAAGACCAGACGGCCATCGACACCTATGGTCTGCTGACCGCCGAGCCGGTGGCCGCGCACGAGATCGCGCGCACCGAAGTGGCGCGCGCCGTGGCGCAGATCAAGCTGCAGCGCGCCCTGTTCATCCGCAACGAATACGAATTCCGCCTCGGCTGGAAATACGCGCTGGTCGAACCGACCGATATCCTGACGCTGACCGATGCCAGCCTCGGCATGGACAAGGTGCCGGTGCGCGTGCTGACCGTCGAAGAAAGCGAAGACGGCGGCTTTCTGATGACCGCCGAAGACTTCCCCGCCGGCACCACGTCGGCGGCCACCTATGCCTCGCAGGACGGTGGCGGCTACACGCTCAACACCTACATCACGCCCGGCCCGGTGAATGCCCCGGCCATCTTCGAGCCGCCGAACAGCCTGACCGCGCCCGACCTCGAAGTCTGGGTGGCAGTGAGCGGCACGGTGCCCGAGTGGGGCGGCTGCGACGTGTGGGTCAGCGAAGACAATGCCACCTTCCGCAACATCGGCCGCGTCGTCAATCCGGCGCGCCACGGCACGCTGTCGTCGGCGCTGGCCACGGGCAGCGATCCCGACACCACCAACACGCTGGCGGTGAATCTGTCGCTGTGCCGCGGCGCGCTGGTGTCGGTGTCGCAGGCCGATGCCGACGATGGCAACAGCCTGCTGTGGG